TGATAAACATGGTCCGCCTGTATCCGTTCTCCATGCGCTTCTCAATCATCAATAACCTTGGCGTCACGACCGCAGCCAGCGGCAACGAACTATACGTCACGCCTTGGAACGAGGACGTCAGCTAAATGCCAAGAGGCATCAACACACAAGACGAGGGCCGAATCCAAGGCCGTAACGTCGTGAACGCCAACAGTTCAAACATTGTCGCGCCGGGCATTGTGACGGATGGGCTGGTGCTGCACTTGGACGCGGGGAACTATGAGTCGTATCCGATTGCTGGGACGACGTGGTATGACCTAAGCGGGTACAGAAACAACGGGACTCTTGTTGCCGGGGCTGTTTACAGTAGAGATGGCGGCGGATCTATTGTTTTTGATGGCGTTAATGACTATGTTCAATGCACAGGGTCATACACATCAACGGAATTTACTTTTATAGCCTGGATTAAACGAAACGGTGATCAAGCGGCGTGGGCAGGAATACTATTTTCTAGAGGAACAAACGTAACTGGAATGCAGTATAGAAATACTACCAATCAATTAGTTTATAATTGGAATGATAATGGATTATATTATAACTGGGTATCTAATCTTGTTATACCAGATCAGGTTTGGTGTATGGTTGCTGTTAGTGTTAATTCTTCTGCTGGAGTTGCGTATTTGTGTCAGGCGAGTGGAATTACTTCTGCAACAAATAATATCAGCCATACGTCAACAACCCTTAATGATATTAAAATTTCATATGATGACGCTCTCACAACTAGAGTCGCAAAACAGTCAGTGGCGGTGGCTTCGATATACAACCGCGCATTATCAGCTGCCGAAGTCTCTCAAAACTTCAACGCCACACGCGCTAGGTTCAACATCTAAATGGCCTTGCGGGTCAGACAGCCTAGGATAGCTTCTTTAGGTGGAGGCGCAGACGCTCTTACAGCTAACGACCTTCAGAGTCTTTCACAACTCTCAACCCCTGCTGTAGGTCAGATACATGCTTTGTTGGCTAATGACCTTCAAAGCACTTCCAGTGTTCAGACTGTCGCTTTAGGCCAAAAGCATGTTCTTCTTGCTAATGATCTTGAAAGTACGTCTAGTGTCCAGACCGTTGCTCTTGGTCAAAAACACGCCCTTCTAGCCAATGACCTTGAAAGCACTTCTAGTGTCCAGACCGTTGCTCTGGGCCAAAAACATGTTTTGTTGGCTAATGACCTTGAAAGTCTTTCTCAACTTTCTCAGCCAGCATTAACTTCTAGTGGCGGTCTGTTAGCCAACGACCTAGAAAGCACTTCAAGTGTCCAAACGGTTGCTCTAGGTCAGAAGCACAATCTGCTGGCTAACGACCTTGAAAGCACTTCTAGTGTCCAAACAATTATTCTTAGTCAAAAGCATGTATTGCTTGCTAATGATCTTCAGAATCTCTCTCAGATATCTTCACCGGCTATCGGTGGTGGTGGTGCTTTTGCACTTTTGGCAAATGATCTTGAAAGCGCAACTCAACTCTCAATCCCTGTCCTTAGGCAAAAGAGACAGGTTAATTATGCTACAAGCGTAACAATCGCCTCGCTTAATGGTGTAACTTTTTATCACAATGGCGGCAAATGGTACGGGTATTAATAAAAATGCTAACTCAACGTGAACTTCAAAGCCTGGTAGATCAAATCAATAGTAAGTTTGATCAGCTTCGTACAGACCTTAAAAACCTTAGGGAAGAACTTGAATCCCTAAAATCCAGGAAACCAACAAATGCCAATCAAAAGGGTTAAAGGGGGTTACAAATGGGGTAAAAGCGGCAAAGTTTACCCCAATCGTAAGGGAGCAGAGAAACAAGCACAAGCAGCATATGCTTCAGGGTATAAAAAAACTAAGAAAACTTGAAGCTATAATAATAATATGGTAAAATATGGATAAAGAAACTGAATATTACTATAATAACTATTTTGATCTCTTTAGATCACAAGGTTGGAAACAACTGATTAGTGAATTTTCAGAAAACTCAGAAGCCATTAATTCAGTAGAGAACACCAAAGATTTACAAGATTTGTTTTTTAGGAAAGGTCAATTGGACATTATCAGTTCAATCCTTACCTTAGAAACTTACATCCAAAGAGGCTTTGAAGATGCCACAACTAAGGATGTATGACTTTAGTTGCTTTAATGATCACACCTTTGAGGCCCTAGTGGATAACCCACAAGAAGCTTTAGTGTGTCCAAAGTGTAATCTTAAAGCAACCAGAGTAATCAGCCCCATTCGTTCCATCCTTGATCCACTTAGTTTTCCCACAAGTGAATCAAAGTGGATTAGGGAACACGAAAGAGCGGGCTCAAAAGGAAGATCCGACTAGTTGCTCGGCAAATCTTTCTTAAACAACCTCCATAATGTGAAATAACCACGGAGCAAAAGACTAATGGGTAGAGCAATCCTACTTGACGAACTTGAGGAGAGTTTGAACGCAGATGAAATTCAGGATCCTACACAGGACACCCCTGATATTCAAGATTTTCAAGAGCAACAACCAGTAGAACAAGAGTTTGAAGAAGAACTCCCTGATCGCTATCGGGGCAAGAGTGTTAAAGATCTTGTTCGCATGCACCAGGAAGCTGAAAAGCTGATTGGAAAGCATGGTTCTGAAGTTGGTGAACTTCGGAAAATTGTTGATCAATATATTCAGACACAACTCCAAGCGAACAAACAAAATGAGCCTGAAGAACAACTTGAAGAAGTTGATTTCTTCGTTGACCCTAAGACTGCTGTAAAGCAGGAGATCGAGAACCACCCAAGCATCAAGCAGGCTAAACAGTACACTGAAGAAGCTCGAAAGGCTGCTGCTTTGTCTGTTGTTAAGAATAAGCATCCCGAAATGGAAGATATTCTTAAAGATCCTAACTTTGCTGCTTGGATTCAATCAAGCAAGATCAGAACGCAACTGTTTGTAATGGCCGATCAACGGTACGATGCAGACGCTGCTGATGAGTTGTTTAGTTTGTGGAAAGATCGCCAGCAGACTGTCCAAAACACAGCTACGGTGGAAAAGGCAGCACGACGTGATGCTTTGAAGTCCGCCAGCACTGGAACTGTTAGGGGCAGTGCAGAACAAAGGGCCAAGAAAAAGTTTCGTAGGGCTGACATCATTAATCTAATGAAAACCGACCCCGCACGCTATGAAGCTTTGCAACCTGAAATTATGCAAGCCTACGCTGAAGGGAGGGTTATTTAACTTTATAAAGGTAATTTAAGAAAATGGCTGGTGAAACTAGTGGTGCGTATTTTACAGCTAATGCTGTAGTAGACAAAACAGCAGCAGATAAATTTATTCCAGAGATTTGGAGTGATGAGATCATCGCTGCTTATCAAAAGAATCTGAAGCTGTCCCCCTTGGTCAAGAAGATGACCATGAAGGGCAAGAAGGGCGATCTGATCCACGTACCGAAGCCGATTCGTGGTTCTGCTTTTGCCAAGGCTGAAGCAACGGCAGTAACGATTCAAGCCAATCTTGAGTCTGAACTGACCATCAACATCAATCGTCACTTTGAGTATTCGCGTCTGGTTGAAGACATTGTAGAAGTTCAGGCACTGTCGAGCCTGCGTCGCTTCTATACGGAAGACGCTGGTTACCAACTGGCGCTTAAAGTTGACACTGACCTGTTCAGTGCTTCGACTGGCTTTGGTAACGGTACGCTGACGCTGAGCCCGACGACTGATGGCACTAGCTGGGCAAGCAACAACGCAGTGTACTACATTGATGCTTCCACGGGCTTGACTGCCTATGCAGTAGATACCGTGATCGACACCGATGTGTTTACTGACGCAGGCTTCCGTGCGCTGATCAAGAAGATGGATGACAATGACGTGCCGATGGATGGCCGTGCATTTGTTGTTCCGCCTGCACTGCGTTCGGCAATCATGGGCATTGACCGTTACGTGTCCTCGGACTTCCGTGACGCACGTACCGTACAATCGGGCCTGATTGGTTCGGTTTATGGTATTGATGTTTATGTGTCCTCGAACTGCCCCACGATTGAAACGGCAGCAGCTAACACGGCTGTTGGTAACAGCGTTGCAATCCGTGGTGCCCTTCTGTTCCATAAGGAAGCCCTTGTCCTGGCAGAGCAGATGGCTGTTCGTTCGCAGACTCAGTACAAGCAAGAGTACCTTGCTACGCTGTTTACTGCAGACACGCTCTATGGTGTTCAGGCTTTCCGGCCTGAAGCAGGCTTCGTTTTGGCTGTAAACGACCTGTAATAGCTATTGAAAGGGGCAAGGTGAAACTTTCTTCCAAAAGAGAAAGCGTAGCCTTGCCTTTTTCTTATATATAAACCCATAGGGTGTCCTGACAGTGACTGAAGATCGACTCTCAAGGATTGAAAATAAACTAGATAAGCTCACTGAAGCAATCTTGACCATTGCTCGTGTAGAAGAAAAAGTTCTTGCTTCTAATGAACGAATTGAAAAGATTGAAGATAGACTTGAGAAGCAAGAAGAAGCCCTTGGTGGGTTGATTTCTAGGGTTGCTGTAAATTCTAAGCAAGTTTCTATGTTTGAAAGAGCACTTTGGTTCTCTTTAGCAACCATTGTAAGTTTTGTCACATACTACGTAAAAGCAGCAGGCTAAAATGAGTAACTATACTAAGACCACTAACTTTGGTGCCAAAGATACCCTTCCTTCAGGCGACTCTCAAAAGATTATTCGTGGTACCGAGTTCGACACTGAATTTAATAATGTTGCCACTGCAATCGCTACCAAGCTGGAAGTTGATGGTAGTAACAACCTTGCAATCTCTGGAACATTTTCTTCAACCAAACTAATCCCTACTGGCGGTACTGCAACCGGAAACGGCATGTACCTGCCTGCAGCTAATGCAGTGGCTATTAGCACTAATGGTACTGAAAGACTTCGTATTGATTCTTCAGGTGTTGCTTCTTTTGCTTCTAACCCTATTCTTAATGGAGGCACTGCTAACGGCCTTGTGTATCTTGATGGTAGCAAGGTGGCCACAAGTGGTAGTGCTGTTACCTTTGACGGTACCAACCTTGCAACTACGGGCACCGCCTCTGCAACTAAACTGATTCCAACTGGCGGTACTGCCACTGGCAACGGGATGTATCTGCCTGCTGCGAACACGCTTGCTTTGAGCACTAATGGTGTTGAGCGTGTTCGTGTGGATTCTTCTGGAAACCTTGGGGTTGGGACCACTTCACCGGGAAGTAGGCTTGATGTTCAATCTGCATCGTCCGCGAACGCTTATCGTGTTGCAAACATCTACAACTCTGCAGCAACAGGCACCACTGCTGGCAGCAATGTGTTGTTGCGTGTTGCGTCAAATGGCTCTGGCGCGGACTCTACGCTTGTTCTAACAGACAGCACTTCAACCAACGGTTTCATTTCTAATAACAACGGGAATCTGCTGTTTGGCAACGGCCTCGGATTTACCGAACGCATGCGCCTTGACTCCTC